TGAGTTCGTACATGAGCTTTGTCACGGCGAAGTGCGGCACCGCCACATCCTCATCAACAAACCAGAGATAACGAACATTGCGTTCCTTCGCATACTTAACAATCAGGTTGCGGGCCTCATCAACTGGCTTGCCTTTCACGGTGAGCCAGTTTACCGCCACATTGATTGGCCAGCTCTGGACGGCGAGGCTGATAGCCCACTCAGGTGCAACCGGCTTGCCGCTAAGCGGGATTCCAATGCTTATCCCGTAGTTGATGGCATCTAAAGGTTCAGCCATTATACCGGCACCTCCACCCACGTCATTGAGGTCGCAAGCGACATCGCGGCGCTCGTCTGCGTGGCTATGATGATTCCTGGCGGGACAACGAGTGCACCAGCAACTTCATCTTTGAACATTGCGCTGAAGGCCACTGCCCCAGTTGTGCTGGAGAGCGTCTGGAGGACGCCAAGATTGCGGATCACCACAGGCGTCGTAGGCAGCGTTCCTACCGAATACGCCTTGCCTACCGCAGGCGTGCCAGCACCTAGCAAAGCAGAATATACTGTCAGGGCGCCGACATTCGCAGGCGCCACCTGAGTTGGACTAAGGCAACCGACAAGCCACACCTGGAAATTTCCTGCCGTCTGAGCGGGCAGCACCACGCTGCTCAGAATTTCCAGTATGACTAGGTTTTTGTTTGAGCCGAAAGGGTTATAGAGGATGAATGGTGTTGTCGAGGAGCTAGTTAGGCCACCGCTGGTCGTGGCAACCGCCCCGCTTGCGGCAAAAAATACATTGCCACGATAGACTTGCTCGTAATAGCGGCCTTGAAGCTCTGACACGAGCATCTCGGCGTATTCGCCCGCACCCGCTTGAACGTTCTGCCCAACCTGCTTTCCTATCTGTCCTTGCTGAAGTTGAAGAGTCGGCATTTCAAATTCTCCTTATTTGTTTAGGGCCAGCGCTTCCACGAGGTCGAACTGGTCCGGGTCAAAGTCTATCGGTTGATTCTTTCCGCCGTCACACGCAAGCGCCGTGAGCGCCTCTCGGATGACGCGCAATTCGAGCAAAATTCTTAGCCAAATATCCTGGTCGGCAACGTTCTGTCTGAGGTTGCCCATTGCGTCCGTGGAAATCGGAAGGAGCGTTGATGTGTTGGCGGCAGACACGCCTTCAATTTCCACTGCCGCTCCTGAAGTGAACGAACTAATTGCCACGCTTGAGCCAGGAGCGATTGTCGCGACGAGTGCCTGCGGCGATGGAGCGTGGGAACCTTGCACCAGAATCGGCACGGTGCTGGTCCCTACGATGGCAACTGACAACCGCACGCGGAAATTCGTAAACCCGGTTACGTCTATTTGCCAAGCTTGTGCGCCATTCACCAAGGCGTAGCTATAGTCCTGAGTCATCGAACCGCAACGAACGCCACTCGTAAGCCACCAAGTCCCGCTTCCATCAGACACCTCAAATACGATGGTCCCTGCGCTGATTCCACCGCTGGCGTTCGCTGTGACAACCATCGTTCCGTAGCCAGCGCAGCCATTCGTGGGAGATAGGGTGGTGTTTAGGTTGGTACCAGATGACCATGTGGCCGTGACATAGGGGATAACCGCATCCGTTGTGGCTAGGCCGTAGTTTTGGTCAACGTTGGCGACGTAATTCGGACTCTGCGATCCTTGGATTTTTACCGACATTTCACAGTCCCATGGCGTTCACGAGGTACGCTCCCCAAGAGCCGTTTGGGGCATAGCATTCGATGTCAAAACTGTTTCCGGGATTAAGGTTCGTCGCGTGTGCTTGGATGTCTTCAACGACAGCATCCTCTGGGTCGTGGTCGGAAGTGGCTAGCGCCGCCACATTGCACAGGATTTTACTGCTAGAGGTGACCCAGCCAGCAGACACGGTGACGGTCGCATTGTAATCCTCGCCAGAATAGCCAAAGTTCACAGTGGCTTGCGCTAGGTTGGAAGGCCCGCCAATCCCCGGCCCCACGCAGATATTGCCGAGCGCGGAACCGATGTAAACTTGGCCAGTATCAGTGGCGAAATAGAATTCCCCAACCGCCAGCGTTGGGATGTTCGCCGCGACGCCACGGACGATCTGGAATTGGACGTTTCTAGCCATCAGAATGTCCCGCAATCGACAAGCGTCAGATTGCTGCCGCTAGCGATGCTGGCGGGCAATTGCGTTTGGGCCAGCGTCCCGCTTATATTACTGAATCCCGGCTGCGCCAAATGCTGCGTCCCGCTTGTGTCAATGTACGTGACCCAATCGTTCGTCGTCGGCCCACTCAGTCCGGTAACAGTAGTGCCGCTCGTCAGGGTCGTTGCCGGAATTGACTGCAACTGGAAATACGTGCCATCGTAAATCACTGTGACGATCTGCCCAGTCACAATGTCCCCAGCGGCCAAGGCTGTCGAGGCGTTGAGTTTGTAGATATTTGTTGGAGATCCGCCGTTTACCGCAAGTGTTGATGCTCCTGTATTTGTGTGCGCCGCCTTGAAGATAACTTCCGAACCAGCCACAAGCGTCGGTGCTGGCGATAGCGTCACGGCGTAAGCATTTGCGGTCCCACTGTCTGAAGAATATGTCGAGGAATTGTCCTGAACACCAGCGGACGTTACTCCCACCTGAGTCCAGTTTCCAGCCGTCGAGGCTGGATAAGCAGTGAGCATCCACAGCGTATTACTATCCGTGCGGATACAAAAGTCTCCGATAAGTGCCCCAAGGCCTGTCATCCCAGACGAGTTTGCAGCGGAAAAACATTGGGCGCTGGCGGCATGTCGAATCCAAGCGTAACCTGAGCCTGGGTTGCCGTACCCTGCCGTTCCCGATCCCTGATCAATAAACAGTTCGTTGCTATCGGTAGTAAGGGCAACGACTCCGGCTTGACCACTGGAACTCAGAGTAGAAAGATCGGATTTCGTCCCACGATAAAGTGCAATCTTGACGTTAAGCGCCATATTTCACCTTAGAAAGTTCCCGCATCAATCGGACTCGGCAAGTCACCCAAGGCGATAAGCCTAAAGGTCGGAGTAGAAGATGGAGCAGATTGCGGGCCTGCCAAGAATGTTCTGGCTCCCTGAGCCAGCAATGAAGGAACGAGAGTTCCGTATGTCGTGATCGGAGAACCAGACACGATGGAGTTGAAAATCACGCCATCGCCCTCCATGGCAACATCCGTAACAGTTCCTCCTCCGGTTCCTCCACCAGCTTGAGCAAGTATCCATGCCTTTCCCGATCCAGGATTCCCATAGCCAGGAGTGCCAGACCCTTGATCAATAAAAACCTGATTCGTATCGGTGGTCAATGCCACCACACCCTTGTAGCCAGTGGAAGGCAAAGACGACAGGCTACTAAGCGTTCCATGCAAAAGCTGCAACGTCATTGCCATCAGAACGATCCTCCGCTTACTATTCCGTTTAATGCTATGGACGGGGCCGTGAGGCTTATCTCGCTTTGTGCGTTGAGATTTACTTCAGCATTCCCGGTCATATTCACATTCCCGGATGCGGAAACATCAGAATCCCCTGTCGTCACAATCTGCGTTTTCGGAGCAGTAATCGTCACCCCAGCCTCTGCCACGTCGATGACCACCGTCCCGTCGTCGCTCCTCAATTGCATAGAGGTCGTCGAATAGTTCTGGAGCAGGCGTGGCTGGCTCCTCATGCCCGGAATGAAGCCGCAATCGGTAATATCGTGTCGGCGCCGCTCGAAGTTTGGCTGTGGGAGGATCGCTCCGTCTGGAGGCTGAATCCCTCCGTTCTCCCACCATGCGTCGATGCATTGGTCGCAAAACACCAGCAAGCCCTCGTCGCCACTCTGAAGCGGCAGAGTTATCGAGAACCCTCCAGATGAAGGCAAGACAACCGGAACCTTGAAAATCGGCCAGATGGCCATGAATACCGGCACGTAGTTCTTCCTCACCAATTCGCTCACCGCAACTTGAACTACAACCGTGTTCGTCGCGGAATCGTAGGACTTCACTATCGCAGGGGCGGCGACCCGAAGGTCATAGAGCGCCTGCTTCAGCGTAGACTTCCATTGGGCCGTATCTGCGGCGTTCAATTGCGCCGGGGTCATCGGATTGATGACGATTCCCATCAGGTGTTTCCTTGGGCCACCGGGAGCAGAACGCCCTTCAGGATGTTCTGCGCGTAGGTTTCGTTGTAGCCGGTGATCTCTGTTTGCCAATCGTCTCCTCGGCTGTCCCCTCTGTGCCTGATCTGGGCTGCGATGAACCTCTGGTGCGCGTCAATTGGAGTCATGATTCCGGGATATTGAACCTTCATCTGCGCGATCACCGTCCGGTCAATCTCAACAAGGAGCGGGGGCACTTTCACAACAAGCCTGGGATCGAGTAGCACCGTGAAATTCACTCCGAACGGCGTCTGACGCGGGACCCCGATGATGCTCTGCGTCACCCCAGCTGGAACTTGGGCACCTATGTATCCGGCAGGGTAAGGGGCAGAGTAGATCAGGTCCGGGTTTACCTTCCCCTCGCTCAGAGCCGAGAAATACGCTTGGTTGCTGTCCATCCAGGCCCCAAGAAACTGGTCGTCTGACATCTCGTAGAGAAATTTGCTGACTTTACCGAACACCGTCTTGCCGCGCGGGTACTTCTTTGCCGACAAAAGGCTCTTTGCGGTCGTGCTCATCGAGACGTTGAATGGTGCCCCTATTTCCGAAACCATCTTGGTCACCAAATCTGCCTGCGATCCGTACTGACGTACGGCGAAGTTCATGATCGATTCGTTCAAGAGCGGAATCGTGGCAAGGCAGTGTAGCGTGATCTTGAAGTCTACTACGTCGACCCGCTCAAACAGGGTCTGAAGCACCGGCCCGTCCCAGATGATCGAGGACTTTGAAGGGCCCTCTTGAAATCCAGCCGAGAGCGTCGCCCAAGTGGCGTTGTATATGGCGTTCTGGATCTCCTGCCCGTTCAGGTTGTAGATCGAGATGTCTGCGAACCAGTACGGAGACGGTAGGGTGCTCTGGAGAACGTCAAAGGTGATCCGCAAAGCCTCTGGCTCCCAGGATTTCTGCGACCAGACTTCTTGGGTTGCGCTTTGCCCCGACGAGGCGAACTTCACCTGAAGATTGTATGACCTGCCGAAAAGCGGGATTGTGCTAGTCGTACCCATCAGTTAGCCGTATCAGACCATAGCAATGCGAAATCATTCCCCAAATCATTCATTAGCGGATAGTCTATTCCAGCCGCTCCATTGTTGATGATGTACGCACTTCCGATCTGCAAATACCCTTGCTGTGCCAGAAGATTTGCCGCCGGATACCAGCCAGTAACCATTGGGATGGAATCCACCAAGAGGTTCCTGGCTGCATCGTATACCGTCATCACCCAGTAGCCCGCCATCGAGGACCAGGAGATGGAAAGGTTCAGCGTGAGCGGGTTCCCGTCTACGGTCAGTTGAACCGTGAAAGACTGGTTCGGGGAAGCCGTTAGTGGTATGATCTGCGCCGACATCAACTCTCCTTGTCAATGGCTCGGGACTGGAAGCAGCGGTAGATTCGTCGTGCTCACGCTGGACCAATTCCCTGCCCCGATTGTGTGTGCCGGATAAATCTCCACTCCGGTCCCCACTTGGTTTTGGTTCGTCTGAACCGTCGTCGGAGGTGTAGAGTTCACCGTCCCAAGATTGGTCTGCTGCGTGTCCTGGCTCCTCGCGCTGTCCGGCACCGCCTGAGTCTGAGCCGAGAAAATCTCCCCAAATTCGACTCTCATCCTCAACCCCGTTATGGTCTTCGCAGTCTCCTCGTCTGTGATCGATTCGATCACGAGGTTGTGGTAGATGCGCAGCTTTGTCAAGAGGGTGAGCGGGATCCTCGAGAACTGAAGCGCCAGCATCGTCTGAAACGCCGAGACGCTTTTCGTCTGCGCCCCTGTCCACATCCCCGGCTGAAACTGGTCCATCACGTCCGACATGCCGATGTCGAGGGAGACCCTGGCCGGCTCGATGTAGGCGTGATCCGAAATGGCGGCGCCCGTCTGGACGGGATGCATGGTCTTCCTCAGCCTTTGTTCGTGCCCCGCGCGGAGCACGGCGTCGAACACATAAGTCGTCTGATTCGTCGGCAGAGTGGCCGTGATGCCCTCCTGATTGTACTGCGCCGTGGTCTGTTGGCCTGGGAACACCAGGATGACGGTGCTCGGGGACGCTCCCTCGTTCCACTGCGGCGGCCTGTAAGGACTATTGCCCATAAGACACCGCCCATCCCGGATCGGGCAGTTCGGCTAAATTTCTCTGCACTTGCTTTTTCTTCTGTTCTTCGATCTTCTGCGCCACGACGTTCCCGACGTGCTCCGCCGATGCCCCTGGCTCGGTTACGTTCACCAGGACGTTGATGTACGTGTCGGCCTTCTGGGCGGTCTGCATCCAGCGGCCCATCCCTGCCGCGTAGTTAGCAATCGTGTCCTCATAATACCCCCCACGTTTCAGGTAGGCCGCCATCTGCTCTGCGGTCGTCGGCCTTGCTGTCCCGGCGTACCGCGCCCCCGACAGGATCGAAATGTATTTGTCGGCGAATTCCTTCATGGACGCGAACTGCTGGTATGCCCCGGTCTTCGGGACTCTTATCCCCCCCAAATTGTGCAGGGTGCCGACCTTGTAATCCGCCAATCCGGCCGTCTCGTGCAGCCACTGGGCGAGGATGAGTTGCCACGGTATGCCGAGCTTCGCCGAAGCGTACTTGGCGGTCGCCATGGCCTCCTGCATCGTGTCCAATTTCTTTTGGCCGCCCACCCCGAACATGCTTATGTCAACTCCACCGTACTGCTTCAAATACGCTGCAGCGGTGGCTCCAACTGGACTTATGGAAACCCCGGTAACTGCCAGCCTCGCCAATGCCTCGGTGATCACGTTCGAGTAGAGCGCCTGGCCAGCCTGCCCGATTTCAGACTTTGCCTCTCCGTATCTCCTTTCTTTGAGCATCACCGCAGCGTTGATGACGTGCAGGGCGGCGGCTTCAGCATGGATGAGGCTTTCAATGAACTGCGCCACCCAGCCCAAAGCCTCCTGAATGGCGCGCGATATTTTCTCGAAGCTGACGGCGGTGCTTTCCAGGCTCTTGTCGCCAGACAGCATGCCGAGCAAATTCGCGAACGCCTGGGCGGTCATCCCGAGCAAGTGCCAGGTGTCGCCAAGGATGTCCCGCACGTCGCTCAGAATGGGCTTCAGGTATGTGCCGACCTGCTCCGCGGTTCTCGGCATGTTCGTTATGATCCAGTCGTTCCACTGCCTGAGTTTCAGCGCGAGGTCATCCAGGTTGATCCCGAGTATCTTGCCGAGATCGCGCACGACGAACATGGTCAGATAGCGCAACTCGACGCCGAACCGCGAGAACTCGAAGCGCACATCCCGGATGCGGAGCATCTGGCGCTCAAAGTCCGGACCCAATTCCCGCGTCATCGTCTGCTGGTCTTTGACCAACTGAGAGAACCGGCGGGCGAGTTCTGGGTCCCAGGCGATCATCTCCAGGGGCGCACCGAGCGCGTCCATTGCCACTTTCAATTCGCGGGCGGTCGACACGGTCGTGTACATCCGCAAGGCCAGCAGGCGGAACTCCTGGTCGGACATCGCAACCTTGTCGGCCACGCCAAGGAATCCGGTGCCGATGGCAGCGAACGCCGCAGTCGCTGAAGTCTGCCACTTCAGAAAGCTCCCAAATATGTGCGAGGATTGGCTTTCAACAAGGCGACTGGCATCGCGCAGGGTGGCCTGGAAGCGGCCATACGAAGTCATGTCGCTCTGAAATCCGATTCGGACTAAATACTCGCTGAGCCACTCGTTTGCCATTGTTCATTGGAGTTGCTTTTTGAGCCACTCCCGGTACCTGATTTCGTTTTCGTGCTTCACATCCAGGAATTCGTGCGCATCCATCAAATCACCGAAATCGTATGTCCCGTCCCAGAGCTGATGCTGAAGCCAGATGCTAGCCATGACCGGTCGGTACGCATACGGATTCAAGCTCGGCAGCGGTGCCGGGTCGAATCCTACTTCGCCTTGAAGCTCTCCAGCACCTCCTGCTCGAAAAAACCCGAGAACTGCCAGACCAGGCACTCGATCTCGAGGCGGTCGACGAGAGACAGGTCGTCACGCACATCGTGCGCTCCCCACCGGCCAGAAGCATCGGTCAACGGTACGGGCACAGGCTGAGAGCCGTTCGCCGATTCGTAGCGCGAGATCAACTTCATCGTCTCGCACTGGACGAACTTGTGCGTCTCAAAATTCAGCCCTCCAAAGAGGGCGCTGCCGACCATGGCGCGTGCCTTTTCCTCCGGGGTGGTCTTGTCAAAGTCGCTCGGAGGGGGCGCTTCGGCCGCGCTGACTTCCTGAGCCCTCTTCATCGCCGAGCCGAGAAGTTGATAAAGGATGTACGAGCCAACCTCCGGGAGGAAGCGCTTGAACTCATACTGCTTCCCGTCAAGTTCCATAACCTTGGTTTTCTCTCTCATTCAACACCTCACATCGTCACCGCATCGGCGGCCATGAGAGTCCAAGTGATGTTCTGCCCCCTAGCCGCGTAGGGCTTGTCAGGGATTTTCTGGAATGACACCCCGCTCAGGACGTGCGTGCTCCCGTCCTGAATCGTCCTGAACGTTATTGTGGTGCCCGCCCAATTCGATACGTCGCCGCTGTTCGCAGCCGTTTCTAGAACATTAAACAAATCCACGAACGCATGATGGAGATCGGCGGTTTGCAGCATCTCTATCGTGACCTCCGCGTTTCGACCGGCCACGTAAGAGGGCATCACCACACCGTCTGCGGCGACGTCGTGCTCCGTCCGCATCGTCACCATGCGGATGGTGATCGTGCCGTTCCCGATATTCCCCCCGGCAAGGGGCAACGGAGAACCAAGCACGGGATTGGTCAACACTCCTGTCAAGTCTTTGAATGAATACGTAACGGCCACAGGATTCTGCCCTAGCAGACCTGTCAAGCCCGCTGCGATTCCGCCGAGTGTTACCGGGATGCCCATGGTTCACCTCACAAGTTAAACTTGCACGTTCACCTGTATTGCTACAGACTGCACAGCACCAGACTCGATGTAGAACGAATAGATCGGCATGGCCTTCCTGGCCTGCGCGTTGGCCTGCGTCTGGTACGCGAAGCTCTGAGCCTGGTCGAGGTATCCGACCGGGAGAGCCTGCCCGCTCGAAATGCTCACGCCACCTGGAAGCGAGAACGATCCACCGGTCCACGTCCCCGTCCCGATGTATCCGAGTCCGGCCATGAAGGAGCACGAGGCGTCGACCGCAGAGATCAACTGATGCTCTCCGGCGTCGGTCTGGGGAACCTTCGGGACCGAGATCAGGAGATTCATCAGATTAGTCTGGATCTCGTTCACCAGCATCGCCCGGCCGAGGATCTGGTCGAAGAACAAACCGCTCGCCAGAATGCCGTTCGAGAAGTAGGCGATGTAAGGTCCGAACGAGCAGACCACGTTGCAGTTCTCGGAAACCAGCGTAGAGTACTGGGTCTGCGTTATCGGCTCTGGAGCCACTCCTTCAATCTGCTTCAGGTTGAGCGTGAAGAAACTGCCCGCTGTCCCGCTGTTCAGGCCGCAATATTCTCCTAAAACCGCCGCCGCCGAATAGACGTTGTTCGGATAGTTCCCGCCTTGAGTTGTGCTGTAGATCAGAAGGCTCTTGTAGCTCTGCGCCTGGAGCTGGAGTGCGATGTTGCCTGCCGTTCCCGCCAGGACTGCCGCGTCGGAGGTCGTCCCGAAATAGGCGGCCGTCTCCCAGTTCGCCGTGGCCCAGGCGGCCAGAGCCAAATGGTCGGAGTCTGCCGCTCCACAGCACATGAAGCCATACCAGTTCGGATTGGCAAGCTGGCAGGCTTGCACGGCTTGAAGATAGGTCTCGCCGATCGCCGTGATGTCGACGTAAAGGCCGTTCCCACTTCCTCCGCTCGTCGCCAAATCAAGCCCTGTCGCATAGCCCGTTCCCTGATTCCCTATCGTTGTTCCTAACGTCAGTACATTCCCGCCCACGCCAACGGTGAGCACGGTCAGGTATCCGTTACTCGCCGTGCCCTGAGAAACTAGCACCTGGTCTCCAGCTACATAACCTGTCCCTGCCGCACCGCTGTGCGGGATCGCAGACTGGATGGCCGTCAAGTCCTGTCTGCCGACATAGACGTATCCCGGTGAAGATTCGGCTCCGAAATATAGCTGCGCGGCGAGATATTCGGGCATCGTGTTGGCGAAGTGGTCCGAGGGCATCCCCGCCAAGCTTGAGTACTGCCTGATCCTGGGGTTCGCCCCGTAGGAAGGAATGACCGCAGACGGGCCGACGATGAGCCCCTGGTTGAAGGCTTGCGGGGCAATCGCTGCGGGAGCCGCCGTGACGTTCACTTGGATGATGTTCGAGACTGCGAGAGGGCCTACCATTTTATCCTCCGCTCACTGTCGTGTCGAATACTTTGCCGGTAGGGATATTGCCGATCACTTCCACTTGCCCGACCGTCAGATCGGTGATG